ACAGTTCCAGCACAGTGCCCCTAGCCGCACTAATAGCCGCGCCCAGCAACGTGCCGGTGGGCAGTGTGATGGTGGTCGGAGAGGCCGAAGTGGATGTGATGTAGCCGGTTGCAACTTCAGCCGCAGTGGCGGTTGCGGTGGCGTTGATTGCGGCAGTCGAAGGGTGGTTCTGGTCGGTAAAAACCAGATTGGTGGTTGTCAGGTTGGTCACGCTTGTGGTTGCGCCAAAGGTGGCGTCCACGGTAACAGCGCCAGTGGTGGCGTTAACGGTGATGTCTTGAAAGCCGTTCTCGGAGCGAACTGGGCCGTTGAATGTGGTATTTGCCATGATTTTTTCCTCATGCGGTTAAGGTGTATCTGTCTGCATGACGTCGGCCCGGAGCCGTCAGATACACCGGAAAAGTCCGGGAGTGGCTGCAATATAACCCAAAAGAAAAAGGGGCACAAGGCCCCTTTTCCTAGTTTACCGGTCGATCAAGACGAACCGGAAGAACCCCACATGCCGAGGGGATCAGACCAGCCGAACGAATAACGCTCGCGGGACTTGTAGCGGACGTTGCCGGTATCAAAGTCGCCGTCCATGCTGTTTTGCAGCGGGGTACGCACGAAGTGCTTCATGCCGTTAGGAACGTCCGTGGTCAGGAACCAAGCGTTCGTGTCGGTCAAGAAGTTGTTGACGGTGTAGCCACCAGAGATGGTGCCCATCTGCTTCAACGCGTTGATGTCGTTGTCAGCAGTAGAAACACGCAGTTCGGTGTCCAGCAGACGCTTGGCAACGAACATCAGGCTCGGCGGAATCACCAGCTTGACAGGCTTGGCGGCGATCAGCAGTCCACGCTCGTCGGTCCACGCTGCGATTTGAATCGTGGCGTTTTCCAGCGAGGTTTCGTTCAGGTCAACCGGGGTAGCCGGGCTGTTGAAGTTAACAGTGCCGCCGACGGTAGGGTGACCCACGCGGCTAGAACTGGAGTTAACACCGAACAAGGACACGCCGTCGCCACCGGGGAAAGCGCCGTTGAAGCCGTTGTTCAGGATGGAAGCAGCCTTGACCTGCTTGGTGAACGCCATAGCGCGAGCCAGAGCTTTGGTGTAGCGGGCAGACAGACTGTCGTACAGGTTGTCTTCCACAGCTTCTTCCGTGATGGAGAAGCCCAGAGCGATGGTTTCGTGGGTATAGCGAGCAGTGAAAGCTTCCTGCGCGTTGTCGTAAGCGATGGCAGAGCCTTCGTTCTTGACAGGTGCAGCACCGAAGCCAGCGAGTTTGGTTTCTTCTTCGAAGGAACGCTCGGAGGTCTCGGATTCGTAGATTTCCTTGTGCTGCTCACCGTAGCGAGCGTACTCCATGCCAAACAAGGCATTGAGGCCGGGAAGGAGTTCCTTAAGTAGCTGTGCGCGAGAAATTGCCATGATTTAACTCCTTACAGGCCGACGTTATTCAAATACGAATGAGCACTGGGATTGAATTTAACAAACACATCAGTGAACGCATCGCCCGGGGTGGACGCAAAGCCCACGATACGGAAAGCAGCCGCAGTGGTTTGCACTGTAGCGTCCAAAGCGCTGGTCGAGTTTCCAGTCTGGGTTGAACCAGTGCTAGTGCTCTGTACAGCAGCGAAGAAGGTGTTAGTGCCCAAAACTGATTGAGCGCCAGAACCATCTAGCTGAGCTTGGAAGGTAACACTTGGGTCAGTAACTACGTATGCAGTCACCACGCCGGTGGTGCCGGAGGGGTAGTACTGAGCATAAATCTGCTGACCTTGCGCGTTGATATAAGAACAACCGACGAAAACGCCGATTGCACCTACACCGCTGCCACCAAGGTTATTGGTGGTGATGTCTGCGCCGGTAGCGGTAGACAGAGCAATATAACCGTCCGCACCGATGATAACAACTTGACCATAAAACAAGTTAGTACCTTCGCCAGCGGGGTCAATCAAGAACTGACTCGTAGCGCCAGCATAGGGCATGCCGTCGATACGATTGACGGGCCGTAGCCCGTAGGGAGAAGCGGTAGAAGCCATTTAAAACTCCAAATTAAGAACCAGAACCGAAACTGACCTTCGTTTTCTTCTCAGAGAAAAGAGGCATACGAGGATCAGATTCACGAAGGAAGTTGTTGTCTACCGACTCCATCTGAGCTTTGTTTTGGCGTGCGTAGTGATCCGAACGCTGCGTCATAAACTCTTCTGGAATACGGCAAAGCAACAGTCCGCCCACCTCAACTGCGCCCTTAAAGCGCCCTTCAGTGGGAGCGTGCATCATTAGCTCGGGATAATCGTCTGCCTTGCAGGGCTCATATCCTTCGCGGAACTTAGACGAGATATTAGTGGCATCAGCAGCGCCCATAGCTGAAATACGTACCCACCGATGCGACCAGCCGGGGCGGTGATCGGGGCTAGGCAACAGTTCGGGCGGACGCCAAGCTTCCGGACGGGCCATGACTTGACGGGTATCAAGCTCTCGCTTAACACGGTTTTGGGGTTGAGCCTGCTGATCCATTATTCACCTCGATTAAGTAAAGCAACCTGTTTCGCATACTGTTCCGGAGTAATCCCCAGTTTGCGAGCCAACGCAACTTGAGACTGCTTCAGTTTGATACGACTAGGCGGTGTGCTGCGTGAAGCCGGAGCTACAACAGCAGCGGGTCGTGTTGCACGGCGCGGGGTTTCATCCTCGTCAACCGGTTCTGCCCTTTTCCGAGGCGGCGTGTCTTCCTCATAGCTCCCGTCTTCGGTTTCGAAGTGTTCGGGGAATCGTTTACGCATTGTCTTGTCGATGGTCCGAAAGTATTCCTCCGAACCAACATAATCCGCACCATATTCGCGTTGTAGCTTCTTGTCAAGCCCCATCGCCATCATACTCATTTCTTCATATCCGGGCTGACCAAACCAACTACTATTCGCGTCTACCCATGCCTTAGTACGGGGGGTCATGCCGGAAGAAGTGTCGGATGCCACCGGGGCCGGAGTGAACTCCCTCTCCTCAATCGGACGCATCTGCTCCGCCTGCTGCATACGCAGCGTAGCCCGCGCGATATCCTCTTGCGCGGACACCATTTGATCCGGGTCAGCGGATTCGTATGCGTCCTTGTACTTCTTCTTGGCAACCTCCAGCGCGTTAGTCGCCGCAGATTTAGACTGCTCAATGAGTACGTGACTACCGCTCGCCAACTGTTTTTGAAGCTTCTTGTTCTCTTCGTAAACCTGCTTGGCAAAGGTCTCAGCCGCCTCGCGTTCGCGTAGGGCTGCCTCTTTGGCGCGACGCTCGTCGTGGTATCCACGGGTGAACTTCTTGATACGGGCTTGAACTTTCTCGTCGTATGAAGCAAGTTCATCGTCCGTGGGGTCTTCCGGCGGAGGCGCGGCTTTACGCCCCCGGTCCGCTACAGGAGTGTCGTCTTCGATCTCAACTTGGAAATCGTCGTCTTTCTCTGCAACTTTCTCTTTTTCCCGCGCTTCTTTCTCGTCAGGAAATTCAAACTCGTCAAACTTGGGCAGTGGCATATCTACTCCTTAAGCAGCGCGGCTGATGCCACGCGGGTCTTCCACAACGGCCTCGACCGAGTCATCGTTGATGATCCGGAACTCACGACCGTGAATCTTCAGGCGGGTACCTGAATTGGGGCGGACGATGACAAAGTCACCTTCCTTGCAGCTAGGACCGCTGGGGAAGCGGGTAGCGTCTTTGTAGGCGTCAGGGCCAACCTTCACCACAAACAGCACGGGGGTCAGGACCTCCTCGTAGTGCATGGTCTTGGAGTCCTTGATCAACCCCACTTCACTGTCCTGATACTCCTCCATCGCCTCCGGCACCACGCATAGCAGGTGGAAGGTTCGGGGGTCAGGAAGCTGTTTGGCCTTCTCTTCAGCAGGCTTGTTCAGCAGGGAGGACAGGTCGATAGCCTGCAAGTCAAACTCACTCATCGTCTTTTTCCAATCGTTGCACGAGGCCAAGGATGATTTGTTCTGCGGAAGTCAGGCCCCGGATGACCCCACAGACATGCCGATACTCGGCATGATCAGCAGCGCGACCAGAAGCCACGAAAGCTTCTTGGTCTGCGCGTGTTTCAGTGATGAGCTTGGCGGCGTGCGCCAGCACCTTTATCTCGTTCAATCGTTCCCTTTCTTGGGTTTGTTGCTAGGCTGTCTAGACTGCGCCGCCCGTTGCGCTGCTTGCACGGCCATCTGTGCGCGGTGTTTGGCCGCGTCGATGCCCAGTCGTGCTCCTTCCGTCTCTTGCTGACGTTGTGCTTTGTCTTTCTGCGCCGCAGCGTTGGCCGCAACCTGCATGGCAGCAATCTCTTTCTGCGCCTCGATCCGTGACTTCTCAATCTCAAGCTGGTCAGCCTTGGCAGCGGCTTCAATCTGCTGCTTCTGCGCCTTGAGCTGGAGGTCCTGCTGCTTGAGCTGCAACTCCTGCATCTGCATCTGAACCACCGGGTCTTGCATCTGCTGCTGCGCCGCTTGCTGCTGTGCCTGCTGCGTATCGCGCTGAGTGATCTGCGCACTGGCCTGCGCCGCCGCGACAGCAATCTGGTCAGCCATCTCGGGCGGAACCTTCTTGTTCTGCTCTTCGCTGGGCAGCACGCCGATCTGCTCCTCCACCTGACGGCGGTACTCCAACGCAACGTGCTCGTTGATGTGCGCCATGGCTGCGGCCATGATCATCTGAGCCTGCGGGTTCATCTGCATGAGCTGCTGAATCTTCGGATTCTGTATCGCAGCCATGTGCGTCTGGATGTGCGCCTGATGGTTCTGCTCAATGAACGCCTTGACCGGCTTCATCGTCAGCAGATTCTGGTTCTCCTTCACGGGGTCCGTGGGCACCATGTCATCCTCGATGGGCACCAGCTTGGTGGCGTTCTTGATGCCCAGCACCTCGATCATCTGGCGGTGCAGCAAGGGCATGTCGTAGTACTGTGGAGCTGATTGGGCCAGTTGGAAGACCGCTTGGTACTGCACGATCTTCTGCGCCATCGTCGCTGCGTTGGGGTCGCTGACCGGGATCACCTCCACCATGTCATAGTCAGACCGCTTGGCCTTGGCACTGCCCTCTTCCGGCTCGTAGCTGTAGTCCTCGGCGGTGTAGTCAGCGATGATGGTCTTGAGGAGCTTGAACTCCTGCTTCATCGTGAAGTGCATCCGAGCCTGCACAGCGCCCATCACCTTCAGCGTACGCTCCAGCAGCGCCAGCGTCGTACCCACCGGAGCCTGAGCGGACATGTCGCTCACGTTCATATCGCCAGCAGACGCGAACGACCGACCCTCGTTGACGATGCGATCAAACAGCGTGTACAGAGTCTGGCTTGGCTCCTTGTAGGGCAGCGGCATGATGTTGTCACGCATGGAGCCACTCGGGACATCTACGTCGCGGAACTCTCCCGGTGCGATGGGGGTGTCATCCCCCTTGATGCGGAGCCCACGCGATTTGAAGCCACCGGGGAGGTTAGATAGAGTGCCAGCGTCAACAAGCTGGCGGATAAGCATGGTCGCGCTCTTGGCATAGCCGCCGATGAGGTGGATGAGTCCATAGCCATAG